TACCTCCTTCGGAGCGCCTGTCCGATAGAGACTCTGCGGAGCACCTCAAACCCGATTCGAAACCTTCAGACAAAAGGGCGCTAATATGGCTCCGCAGTCCGTAATCTCGACCACTCTGCAGCTGTTGCGGGATCAGTTGGTCGACAACTCCTTCCTGTCTTATCCCCTGTTCCGCGCAATCGAAGCGGCTGGTAACCTCGTTAAGGTGTCCGGCGGTCTCCGAGTCGAGCAGCCGGTGATTTTCGGTGAGCATTCCTCCATTACTCAGCTCTCCAGCGGCTTCGAGCCGGTCTCCATGGCCGTTACCGATCCGTTTCAGTCTGCCAAGTATGAGTTTAGCAACTTTACACAGCCGATCATCCTTAACGCCGTCGAAAAGGCAGCTAATAAGGGAGATTTGGCGGTGGTGAACATCCTCCAAAGCAAGATGCGCAACGTGATGCTGGGACTGAAGAAGGAAGTCTCCAAGCAGGTTATCCGGGGTAACTCCTCCGTCCTGACTTCGTTTCAGACTCTTAACGGCATGACCACCCTTAGCTCGACGGGTTGGCTCGAAGCTATCAACACTGCAACGCAGCAGAATGTTGTTGGTGGTCTGGATAAGGCGGTTTATCGAGGACAGAACTGGTTCAACAACTTTAAGGATAGCGGCGGTACCCTGTCGCTGTCCCATATTGACGAACTGTTCATCCAGTGCCAGATCCGGAACCCTTCCGGCGCGTTCCCTGACATTCTTCTGATGTCTCCGAACTGCTTCGCAGCGTTCCAGAACCTCCAGCAGTCCCTTGTCCGATATACCTCCAGCTCCGACCGGGCCGACCTGGATTCCGATATGGTCGGTATGTGGCGAGGCGCTCGAATCTATGTCGAGCCTAACCTTGGGTTTACTGCTCAGAACCCGGCGAAGGCGGTCTCCGCTTACGCTCTTTCCTCCGACCAGTTCCAGCTCTACGCGGACACGGACGGATTCTTTAACGTTTCCGAGATGCAGCCCGTTCCCGGTACCGCGACGGAGGCCGCTCAGGTCTTCTGTCGTATGCAGCTCGTGACTGGACACCTCGCCTCCCATGGCGTTCTCATCGATGCGGAGGCTTAGAACATGGCTACTTCAACTCTGATTCAGTTCCTCAACGCCGGACAGACTGCGGATACCATGAACCGCCGTCAGGTCGAGACCTTTATCGCTAACGGTGCTATCGCCACTGGTGACTGGGTACAGCTCGACAACTCGAAGACCGACGCGGATCGGACCCTGTTTGTTAAGGAAGCCGCCGCGACGGCGGACGGTAACGCGCTGGTTATCGGCGTCGCTACCGAAGCCGCCGCCGCCGGAGACCAGGTCCGCGTCGTCGTTTCTGGCTATGCGGAGGGGGCTAGCGTTGACAACGCTGTGAACGCCGCCGGTCTCGCTCTGGTCGTCGACAACACAGCCGCCGGTAAGGCGAATGCTATCGCAGCATCCGATAAGGCCCCTGCTTGCGGCGTTAGTCTCGAAGCGGCTTCCGGGGACCTCTGCGACGTCTGGGTTTACAAGCGTTTCTAGTCTTCGCGGTCTGCAATCGTTAGACCCTAGCCCGGTCCGGTCCGCTCCTGATCGGACCGGGCATTCTTTAAACTGGAGTCCCACAGATGAACCTCGGAGACCTCCTCGACTTTGTCGGAAACCTCCTCGACTATGATCCATCGAACGCGGTTTACAGGAAGCAGCTCGTCAGCCTCTTGAACGACGCACAGTCGCGCCTGTTGACGGATCGACATTGGGACTTCGCTGGACGCGACCGGCGGCTTAAGGTCTGGACGGACATTCCTGCTCAGACAATCACGGTTACAGTCGGCTCCGCACAGTTCACAGGGACATTCCCGGTTTCCTCCTCGACCATTACTCCAGGCTCCGAACTGTCCGGAGCGTCTGTCGAGTTTACGGAGGCGAACGGGACCGTCCATCGGCATAAAATCGCCTGGATTCAAAACGGATCGACCGGACACTTCTTCCGACCGTATCAGGGGACGGTATCCGGCGCGGTCTCCGCGAAGATTCAGCGGCGCGATATTTCGCTTCCGTCTGATTCTATGAACGTTCTAAACGTCTCTGATCCTTCTGTCGGAGTCCCTGCAAAGGCGCTTTTTCTCTCGAAGTGGGAGCGCGAGGACGCGAACCTCGATCCCGAACTAATGGGAACTGTCGAGGCATACCTTCCGGGCGAAGGCTTCCGCGTCTCCGGTCCTCAAACCGCGCGAGGCGTTACCGTCCAGTCCGCATCCGCCGGACAAGGGATTCGAACGGTCGACGTCTATATGGTCAACGTCCGCTATCCGAATGCGCAGAACTATCCAACCTATCCCCTGGACGTCTCCAGCGGCTACGAGTCGGCTTTTTCGAAGGTCTCGACCTTCTCCCTCACAGATACTCAAACTCTCCACTTTGCGCCGGAGACGATTCCGAATAACACAGGCTTATATCGGCGCTATTACTTCACATGTAGTGAAGCGAATATCCTCGCGCCGGTTCGCGTCCGAAATGCCGACGCGTCCGGCGGCGTTTTAGTCGGAGTCGATACCGTCGCGCCAACCGGCGGCGTAACCTTAAAGCCTAACCTCGCGCTTAATCACCTCTCCGGACAGTCGTTCCAGTCGACCAGCATTCGCTATCGATGGAATCAGTCGAGCGCATATCGGACGATACAGCTCTATCCTCATCCGTCTGGTGACCAGTTCGTTAACGTCCGGACCTTGATCAATCCGGAGCGAATGCAGGAAGACCAGGATTCGCCGCTGGTCCCTGCTTCTTATGCTCAGATTCTCGCCTATGCAGCCCTTGAGCAGCTCGCGCTAAAGGTCGATAATCCCGCGCTGTCGGCTGTCTATGCGAGGAAGAAAGACCTTCTGTATAGAGGCATGGAGGCGCGCTTCCTCGGACAAGTTCCGCGACGGATCATCAAGGGGAATCCGACCGCCGGATATCGCTTCACTCGGAACCCGTTCGGACCGCTAACCTTCTCATGATTCAAGACACTTATCAGACTGCATTAGCCGGAGGCGTCGCGACCAGGCTTCCTCAGAATCCTCAGGACGCGAATGTCTGTCAGAACTTAATCATCGATAAAAGCACCGGAGGATGGTCGACCAGAATCGGATATGAACGATTCAAGGTCGGATCTACTAACTTTAGCCCCTTTACGAACTGCGGTCCTGTTTACAGCCTTCATGCTTCGCAGAACCTCGCGAGCGGCGCGAGACAGTCGATTCTGTTCGAGGAGGGAGGGAATCTTCATCTTCTTTACGATAGCTCCGGACTAGTCCTCCTTAAGACTATTCGGACCGGTAGAAGCGTTCCAACCGCTACGGAATGTGGATCGTGGTTCACAGATACGCCATACGGAACCGTAATCACTAACGGAAAAGATCGTCCTCTCCTGGTTTATCCGTGGCCAGCTCCGCAGTCTTCGAGCGTCGTTCCTGAGAACTTCGCGCGCGCATTCGGTTTTGACGGTCCTCCGGCTCCGGTCGATCCGTTCAAGGTGGTACCTATGCCGCGAGCGACAGTCGGCGTCATATATGATCCGCAGGCAGGAGGCGGCGCTGTCACTCTATGGTGCCCGCTTGATACAGCCGCCATCCCGTCCGGCGGCTTATGGGGGCTTGGACTCGCAAATAATAAGAGCGGAACCGACAGAGATAAAACCTCGATCTTCGGCTGGTCTGTCGCGTTCATTACTGACACCGGGTCAGAAGGTCCGTCTTCTCCTCTATCCTCTGCGACCTGGTCGATCCCAGGAGAGACCGGAGCCGGAAACAACGACGGCGGAGAAGGATGGAGACATGCTTGTCTATTGGATATTCCGACCGGACCGGACGGAACTGTCGCGCGTAAAATTTACCGGACGACAAACTACAGCGACGACTATGTCTCTCAAGGCGACACAACGCTATATTTTCTCGATATCATCAGGAACAACGTCGAGACACAGTTCTTCGACGCGATAGCAACGGCCGCACTTGGACAACCCGCGCCGGACATTCCGACAGGTCCGCTCCCAGCTCCGGCGGCGCGCTTCTCCGCGCTCTATAGCGGCTGTCTATTCTTGGACGGAGGTATCGAGGACGGACGGACGCTCTATTACTCTGCGGCCGGTTTGATCGAACAGTTCGACGCCGCGAGCTATATCGAGCTATCAAGTCAAGGCGGAATGATCACCGCGTTGTTTGCTCATTATACGGACCTTCTCGTCTTCAGAGAGAACGGAATCGACGTCGTTCGCGGTAGCTACGCTTCCGGCTTCACGGTTACGACGCTCTCGAGCAGTGTCACCTGTAGAGCACCAAAGTCTATACAGTCGATCCCAGGACTCGGAGTCGTCTTCCTCGGACAGGACGGCGTTTATGCTCTCACTGGAGGTCTCGAAGGCGGCGCGGTCTCCGACTTGGTCAACCTCACAGTCGCTCAGGACGACCTGATTCAGCGGATTACGCCGGACTGTCATCCGAAGGCGGTCGCGACCTTCTCCGCAGAACTTCGAGAATATCAACTCTATGCACCGGCGGACGGAAGCGACCGTCCGTCGTTAGGACTGGTCTTTCATGTTGACCGATTAGGTCAAGCGGACCAGCTCTCGCCATGGTCGACGCGGACCGGCTTTCCGGTTGGTGCTATCACCACTCTATACGATGGAACCGTGATCTTCGGACACAACGTCGGAAGCGAAGCCGGCGGAACGGACTCACAGCGGGGGCTGTTTGTCATCAGCTCGAAGCGCGCGCTCGGTTCGTCCATTGTCGCGGACACAATGACAGACGGACCTCCTCCGACGTCGATATATCGATCCGCGTGGTGGTCCGCTGGCGATCCGCAGGTACAGAAGCAGGTGTCTTATGTCACGGTCTGGATACTGACGACAGGCGGTCCGCTAGTAACTATGCGGCATTATAAGGACTTCTCTCTTACTCCCGTTTCTGAGCGGACCTATACAGCGCAACCTCCGGACGCGACCGCGCTTCCGGAACTTGACTCCGCTGTACTGGGAGCCTCGAACTATCGAACGGAGCGCCTGGTTCCGCTCCGCTTCTCCGTCGCTCACATGTCCGCCGCGTGGTTCTGCTTCGAGCTGGAGACAACAGAGGATATTGTCCTGGTCGGATATGAGTACACCTATACGACGAAGGGAACCCTAATCGTCCAGGGACCGCGATCATGAAGAAATGGACAAAACGAGATGCAACCGAACGGACGACCGCCTCTCCGGCGGCTGTTAACGACGAACTTCGGTCGTCTCAGTCCTCCATAACAACGCTCGACCGCGACCAGCTCCCAGGAGACGTTGTCGATCAGTCGCGTCTTCAGACATACGCGCTCCATAGAGTGTATCTGGCTGAGAAGTGGGGATCTGGAGAACAGACCGCCGCAGCGGATACGGACGTCCTTACGCGAGCCTGGAAAGCTGCAACATATCAGACCTATACCGGCGGATGGTTATCAGGCGTTACCGGCGCTCCTGTCACGCTTACAGGCTTTAAAGGCGGACATTTATTCCTTGAATGGTCCGGTAATGCTTATGTCTTCGGAGCCATGGCGGACGGAGTCTCGCAACCTAAACCAGGTTCCCCTCGATACATGAGACTCCGTATCCTGGTCTCTGGAATCGTCCTCGCGGAGCGTCGCGGTCCTGCATATCATGAGTCTTTCAGAATCTTCGGAAGCGGCGTCTTTCCATCTGGAGACCTGTCCGTTGAACTGCAATGGAGACTAATAGAGCCCAGTGCAGACGATCCTATCGAAGACCTCGGAGGAAAAAATATCGTCCAGGGTCATATATACTCTCAAAAATACTTCGCGATAGGGAGGTTCCGCTAATGTCTCGCATCAATCGTCAGCGCGTCGAAGATGGAGACAGCGTCGACGCTACCGACTTAAACGCAAGATTTCAAGACTATAATCAATCCGGAGGACTTAACGCGTTCAATACTCGAGACGCCGCCTTCGATCTTCCGCAGTTTAAGAACCCAGGAGCATCGACGTTCGGATTTCTGGCGAGCTATCAGAATAGCGCTCTGATAGGTGCGAACGATTACAAGCATTCAAGCATTGTAACGGTAACCGGGGTATCTTCTACGCCGCCTCCAGCTACTCCCTTTATTGTCGGGAATGCCGCCGGTTCTCCGACTCCTATTAGCTTCGGAGCTGCTGGTATTACCGTCTCCGCTGGAGAGGTTCTTCGCGTCTATTGGGATTTATCAGTCTATCCCCATTGGATCGGGTCTCGACCATGGACGACCGGCGCGAGTGTCGACTTCTATACCTTCGACAATGGGTCCGGCGCTGCTATGGCTTTAGGGACGAACGCCGCATGCTGGGCGTTCTGGCTGCAGTGGGACATTACCTCGAACGCGCTCTCTAACTTTGTCGAAGTTCCGAATCAGTCGGACTTTAGAACGCCCCTAATCGGAGGCGGAACCGTATACGGCGCGCAGCTCGGAGATACAATGTCGACCTGTGTAGTTCCGGCGTTTATTGATAGAGCAGCTCCGGACGATGGAACCATCCCAGGAAGTCCCGATCAGGTTCGAGTAGGCTGGAGAGGTCTTAGCGGAGCCTGGTATTATCCGAAGACGTCCGGGTCTCAGACCATATATGGAATGCGCGTCGTATTCACCGGACCCATGGCTCCGAATCACAATTCATCGACAGGCGCTAATCACTTAATCCACTCCGTAGCCTGGTCGTCTGATAGCCGTCTCTCCTATGCCGGCGGATCTATTGACGTTGTGAAGCAGAGGACCGGATAAGTGCTTAGACCCTTGCGAATCACGTGGACAGGTAAAACTCTTAATTATAAGAGAGAGAATCACCTGTCCACGCCGTTCGTCAGTTTTGAGGCTATATAATGGCTTATACACCTCCCACCACTTTCTCGAACGGAACCGTCCTAACCTCCGCGAGCCTGGAGGGAAACTTCGACGCGCTCCGCGTCTATCTCCATAATGGAATCATTGCCTCTGACCTGGAGGCGTCGCAATGGATACAGACGCGCCATATCCAGCCGCCTCGCTATGACCCTTACACAGGTATTCAGCATGGAGTATCTGGTCATCAAGGAGGACAATGGAGCGGCGGCGCTTCCGCTCGCTTGACTTTTGCAACGAAGTATACAACAGGAAACGGAAAACCGACGACGGATACATTCGAGCGAATGTCTGGAACCTCTTTCCAGGTCGAGATTCTTCAGCCGAACAGCATTGTCCTTTATCATTACTGGTATGAAGCGGAAGTCGGTCCGGACGTCACAACCGGCGGCGGACAGGTCGCGTCGTTTCTGGATCGCCTGGTCTGGATCGGTCCGCTGGTCGGGAATACGTCGCTGGTTGAGAAAAATAGACTACAGCCGGCGCAAAATCTTCAGGTAGGATTCCAGAGCAGCTATCCCATCGGAACGACGAAGACTTATCCAATGTCCGGAGGATACGCGTCGCGGTCTGGAACGCTTACAGATTTCAAGCCTAAAGGGATCTATGATTATGGCCTGGTATATCATTCGCAGATTGACCGCGTCGCTATCGTTAACTGGTCTGTCGCGCTCGAAGTCTATTATCTGTAGGGGGTAAAATGCCTATCGGAACCACTGCACTGCTAATCGCTGGAGGCGCTGCGGCCGCTTCCGGGATTGCGCAAGGAATCGGACAGGCTCGCGCCGCTCGGAAGTCGTTCGACGAAGATATGGAGCGCGAGCTGGAGGAGTTGCGGCGTCGCAGAGAAGCGGACCAGCTCGGACTGTCAGAGCGACAGGAGGGAGCACTTCGAGCGCGCTTCCTCGCGGCGCAATCCGGCGTATCCCGACAGATGCAAGCGGACGCGCTACAAACCGCAGCGGCTTCCGGCGCGGTCTCTGGTCGAGACATCTTCCTTCGCGAACAGGCGAAACAGTCCGCCGCTCGACTCCAGACACAACAGGAGAACCTGGCAGTCGCGGACGCGGACGCCGCAGCGGCCGCAGCGGAGGAGGCGCGTCTTAGCCTCCTGGAACAGCAAAAATCGCAAGCGGCCGCAGCTCGCGCGCAAGGGATCGCGAACGCTGTCTCCGGCGGTCTATTGGGAGTATCCGACGCCGCCGGAGCCATAGGCGGACAGGCTTTCCAGGTTCAGCTCGCGGAGGCGCAAGTTCCATCTGTCGATACTGAAACACTATTCAGACAGTACGCCGTTCCTGGAGACACTGATTTAACGTACGGCGGTCTGATTCCGTCGCCCTATGGAGTCTGAAAAATGCCGGAAACGCCTTTTAAGGGTCGAGTCCCGTTCTACCTGGACTCGTACGCGAGGACCATTAGCGCGGCCGCTCGATATGATCAGTTTCTATCCACTGTCCGCGAGGAACAGGACCGCCTCTCCTATCTGGACTCCCTTATTACAGCGGAGAGACAGACCCTCGCGGCATTGTCGGAGACCTTCCGCGCGCGACCGGTTGACCTGTCGCAAGTCCAGGCGGTCCTCCGCGAGCAATATGCAATTGACGAAGGCGCGAGACAGCGCGCCGCCGGCGCTCGCGCCGCTCGCGCCGCTGCGGTCTCATTACCGGAGAGAGAGCTGTCAATCCTGAATCAGGCGATTAGCTCCGGCTCTCGCGCTTCGGTAGCTGAAACCGCGAAGACGCTCGCGTCCGGAGCGACTCCGGAGCGTGTCGACCTGATTCTGGCTCAAATCGCAGCGACCGGCGTTCTTTCAGCGCCGGAGATTAGTCAGCTAAGAGGACAGCTTTCGCAGAGAACGCAAGCATTTAGAGGCGGCGGAAGTTTTGACGATAGCGACCGACAGCGCGAAGTTTCCGCCGCGATGGAGGTTCTTCTGTCCTCCTCTCCGGAAGCGATTCGCGGCGGATTCGCCGGTAGAGAGATTGCAGACCTCCGGACCTTGACCGCGACCGCGCTTCGACGACGCGCCGCAGATTCCGAAGAAGCGGCCGTCTCAGAATATCTAACGGACCGCGCGGACGCGCTGGAGGATAGCTCCTTCGCGACTGCTGAAGAGGCGTATCAGGCGGCGCTGGAGATTGTCCGCTCGACCGGAGACCCTTCCGCTATTGAAGACGATTTTGCGCGAGATATTTACGAAGAAGCGCGAGAAAAGCAGGCGTATAGAAACGACCAGCGCGCGGACTTCGAAGAAGAAGTCCTAGCAAGTCGGAAGCGCCTATCGGATCTGGACAGTCGACGCGCTTCTTCTCCAGGAGCACAGTACGACGACCCGGCGCGCGAGGTATACCGGCGCGAGCTGGAGGCGCGAGGCTTCGACTTCGAGCGCAACGACGGAAGATATATCCAGTATCAACAAACCCCATACTATGACGCTCTGATAGCTGCGGACGACCTGGTCCGGAGCGTCCTGGATACAGGAAACGCTCTAACTCCTGTTAATGCTGATCAGAAACTAGCGCGCGACCTTCTGTTGGCGCTCGATAGATCAGGAAAACCCTATAATATCGACAATCTTCGTAAGCAACTCGGAAAAACAATGGACGGAGACCGCCTAAACGACGCGGTCGCCTTTGCTCTAGCGTTTAACGAACAGCGGACGCGAGGACTCGACAACCCTTCGCAGCTCGAACAACAGCGCAAGATCGAAGCGACACAGAAGAAACAGCGCGAGGAAGCAAAGCGAAAAGCGGAGGCGCGCTCTGTTGAGAGACGCGCGGAGGAGGCGCGACTGGTCGACGCGGAGGCGCGAGCGAAGACAGCGCCGCCGGCGCGCTCCTTCGTAGCGGACTTCCTGTCGCGTCGAATCTCTGGAATGTCTCGCGACGAAGCCGCGAGAGCTGCTCGCGAGACGTCCGGTCGCAACCGTCAACCAGTCGCGCCTCCAGCTCCGACTCCGACTCCGACACCGACACCGGCTCCGACTCCGACACCGACTCCGACTCCGACACCGACACCGGCTCCGACCGTCGCTCCGACACCGGCTCCGACTCCGGAGAGGCGCGCGGACCCTTCGAATCCGGCATTCGAATATGAGCCTACAGCCGCCGGAGATTACATCGTGTATCGAGACGGCGTCCGGACTGGTCGCGCTGTAAAGGGTTCAAGAGCGTTCCGGAGTATCGAGTCCGTCCTGTCCGGAGGACAGCCGCTCGCGCGTCCTCCAGCGCCTCCTCCGGAGCAGGTCTTCGAGTTGCCGGAGGTAGAGATTCGCGGAACGCCTCCGGCTTCGTTCGGACGTCGTCCAGGTGAGACAGATCAACAATATGAACGACGCCTCCTCGGAGAGTAGACATGGCGACTCCAGGCGAATATCTCGACCGAATCGGAGCCCTACGCGACGCCGGAGAGACGGACGCTGCGGACTTCCTCGCGGAGCGGTATCGGACTCTAAAGGCTTCCGGAGCCTTCGAGCCTCCAGGACCAGCTCCGCGAATGCCAGTCGAGCCGGTCTCCTTCGCGCCGCCTGGACAGGTCGAGGGACAGATTCGCGAACAGGCGCGACAACTTGCGGAG